CTTGGATGGATTTCGCCCAGACCTTTATGCTTCTGTCGGTGATTTTCCATACCCTATTCGTATCAGTGCTGATCTCACTTACCTTACGGTCAAGATTCCGAAGGACCACGTCATCCACCTACGAGGTTCAGGAACAGGGAAATTTGATTCGCCTTACGGACGTTCGGTTTTCAGGTCGATCTACAAAAACTGGGTCGCAAAAGACGCCTTCTTAAAAATGTGGGTCATCGCAGCCGATAGGAAGGGAACACCCCTTCTCGCGGGCTGGGCCTCACCCAATGACACGGTTCTTCAAAACAACATGAACAACCCCAATGGTCCCGGTGTTCAGCAGATGCGTGCTGACTTGGCCATGGCGAACACCATGAAGAATCTCCACAACACTTCTTTTGTGGTATTCCCCGGCCGCAAGGATGAGGAGTATTCTCTTGAGGCTTTCCAAACTCAAGGGGACATGAACGTCTTTAAGGACGGTGTTGAGTACTTCAACAAAGCGATCATGCGTGGTCTTCTCATTCCGCCGCTCGTCATGTCGGGTGGGGACGGTGGTGGCGCTTATTCTTTGGGCCAAGAGCACCACAAGATTTTTCGTCAATCAATTGACGGTAAACTAAAACCTTACAAACAAGCGATCCTTCAGCAGTTCATTCGTAAGATCATCGCCTACAACTTTCCTGAGAAGGAATGGCGTGCACAAGGAATCGGTGATTTCATCGTTGAGGAGTTTGATCCTGAGGTGATGGAAAAACTGGCCAATATTTACAACACACTGACCACCGCGGGATTCATGGACCCTTCTGAGCAGGCCGACATGGATCAGGTCAGACAAAAAATGAACCTTAAACCCGGTCTAGCGAAACCCAAACTTCCTCTGATGGGATTTGAAGAACCAGATCCTGCGGAAGAATCGACCGCTGACCAAAAACCAACCGAGCAGGACAATGAGTAAATACGAAGCCACCAAGTGTGAGGGCCCCATCATTGAACCCATGAGTTTTGAGGAGTCCGAAAGGATTCATCAGTCCATGTCCAAAACCATTCTGGGATCCGCTGAAGACTTTAACCGTCTCATGCGATTTTTTGCCCAAGCCACTCAGGCCTACGCAGAGCTGGCCGGTCGCAAAAAAATTGAAGGCAAGGAAGAGGCCTTTAAGTTTTACGCTGGGATGGTGGATGGTTTAAGACTCGCGCAACAAACCATTATCGAATTCGAAGAGAAAACATTTCTTGATCCGCTCACATGAAGTGACTGGGATGGGTTGGTACCTTCCTTGCCGAGTTGGAGTCTCGGGCGGATCACCATTTAGGTGACCATGAAGTGGATGAAGAAATACCAGGCTCACTCCTGGTCCATTCAAGACGATCTCATGAACAGAACCATCAAAATGATGGAGATCATGATGTTGGGGATGCTCGAGAAGATCTCAACTGAGTATCTTGAGACCGGGTCCTACACCAAACCGTCTGATCAACAAATGTACCTGGTTATGGAGAGGTTTTACTCCCAAGTGGTTCACAAAGCCTACGGTGTCAGTCAGGTAGTAAAGCAGGTCCAGGGGTTCAAGCCGCAGAGTGACAAAAAAAAGTTGGGCAAATTACCGTTGGGTATTCCCAATCGACTCCCGCCCTTGGTCAAGTTCTTCTCGAGCAAACGAATGTGGCCAACGATGCAGCGGCGGGGCCGGATCATTGTGGGGAAACTTCAAAAGGCCTACTTTAAGAAGCTTGATCGTAAGTTTGCCGAAATTGGTCCGGCACTTCAAAGAGGAGAAATTTCTCCTGAAGAGGTCAAAAAAGAGCTTCGCGAAGCCTGGAAAGCAACAAAAAGTCGCGTTGAAACCATTTTTCAAACAGAAACGACGAACTACTTCAACAAAGTTCAGGTCAGTTTCTTCAACGATGACGAAGACATTATTGGTTTCTTGTTCCAATCCAATCGCGATAGCTCGACCACAGACATTTGTCGCAAAAGAGACGGACTGATCTATCGTCCAGGTACTCAATTGCTCAAAGAGAACACCCCCGCATGCCACTGGCGTTGTCGGAGTGAACTGATTCCTCTTGCAAACACTCCACAAAACCTTAAGATGTTCAAAGACACCAATAGAGATCCAAATAAACGACGAGTTCCACCATTACCTCCGGGATGGGTGGCGGGACGGAAATAAGGACAGGGATGCCCTTTAAGCGTTTGAAGGATGCGACAGGAACCGTCGAGAACTCGGAGAGTTCAAGCGGTGACTCAGATTCTTCAATTATTCGACCAGCGATTCTTGTCCACTCGGGTCCCGAGGGAGAAGGCGTTACTTATCAATCAATGGATGGTGAGACCAAACCATTCGATGCTGATCGAATCAAACGTATCGTCGAAAATCAAAACGCTCTCTTGGAAGACATCGCTAAACAGTATGGTGGTTGGGACAAAATGCCTCCTGGTGCCTTTCCCCCTATTCTCGACACTCATGATCCTGATTCATCGGGCAACGTCTACGGACGAATGACCAGTAAACTTCGATTAGAAGTTCGTGATGTTCCTAAGGTTGGAAAAAATGTTGCGTGCGCCGTTACCGATCTTTTGTTTCTGGGAGCAGAGAATGTCCAGAAGGTGAAAGATGGTCGAGTTTATCACTTAAGCGTGGGAATTGACGAACTGGCTGATACCCTAGGGGAGATCAGTTCCGTTGTTGAACCCGCGGCTCCCGGTGCCATGCTCCTTAGTAAAGGCAAGAAAACAATTAAAGGAGACAATTCAATGTCTAAAAAATCACTTCAGGCATCAAAAGCACGCATGAGCAAACTCAGCGCGATGAAAGAAAACCTGACGAACATGAGTTCGAAGCTGGTTACCACCAAGGAAAGCGTTCGCTTGGCAAAAGCAGAAGGTCAAATTATGACCCGCTTAACTGCTCTTGCAAGAGCCGGAAAACTCACTCCCGCTGAAGTGAAAAATCTTAAAGGAAGCCAAGTCAAACACATGGCCGCACTTCCTCCCGAGATGCTCGAAACCGTCATGAAGTCTTACGAAGCTCTTGAGACCAAGGTAGTCATTGGTCAACGCGGATCTTCGGACGCTTCTCAGACAGTTGATTTTGGTGGAATGGGCAAAGAACTTGAACGTCGTCAAATCTCAAAACTGAAGGCCCAAGTTCGTGGCGAGATGAAAAAACTCGGCGCGAAACTTAAAGAAGATGGTGAAGACGACAAAGACCACGGCGACAAACACGAGATGTCTCATAAATTGAGCGACGAGGCTCAAGAATCTCACCGTGCTAAAAAAATGGGTGAAGAGCACGAAGAGCGTGGTCACGCTTCTCCCGAGATGAAAGAACATTTGGCAAAAATGGCCCACCACCTTGAGAAGGGTGATCTTGAGGGTGCCAAATCTTGCCACGCCGAAATGTGCAAAATGGCTTCTGAAGGTAAATCACTCTCTGCAATGGACGACGTTCATTCTGAAGATGAAAAAAAATCCATGGAAGCATTGGAGTCAGAGCTCGATGAGGTGAAAACCAATTTAGCTCGAATGGCCGGAATGGTTGATGAGCTCATGAGCTCTGAAGCCGAAGAAGGTCACGACTTCGAAAATGGCGCAGCCGGTGAAGAAGGCCACGCTGGAGCAAAAGCTTAAGTTCAACTTTTTTAAAAGGAGTTCAAAATGTCTCAACCCGAATTAAGAGATGCCCTGTTTATCCAAACGGATAGCCGCTCGAATTTTAAACAGATCATCGCCAAACGGCCTGATCTTACGAAGTTCAACGGTGGTCGTTTAACACCTTCTCTCGTTGGAACTTACCAGTACGCTGGTCTTGTTCTTGGTTTTGCAGCGACTGGTGCCGACGCCGGTTACTACAAAGCTTACAACTCTGCCAACACAGACGGATCACAAGTGCCCGTTGGTGTTTTAGCTGAAGACGCAAACATCGATGCAGCCGGTAACGGTTCAGAGATGAAGTGGATCAGTGGTGGTCAATTGATCCAAGGACTTTTGATCGGCTTGGATGCAAATGCGATCACTTTGCTAAAAGCAAATAGCTACACAGAGCAGGGCTTACAAATCTTAGATTTTTAAATTTTAATTAGGAGGCTTTCATGTCTACAGTTTTTGCAGCGGAGCACACGCGGGTACTTCAAGAAGTCATCCGTGAAATTGAAGTCGATCCCACGGAGTTTTTGGGAGTAAAATATCTCCCCACGGTTGAGATCCCTTCAACAACTGTGTTCGTGGATGTCTTGGAAGCCCGTGGCGGGATGGTCCAAGAGCACACGAAAGGTGCGGACCCCAAGGGTTCTCAACGTCGTCAATTCAGAACTCAACAATTCGCGCCCGGCGCGTACAAAGAGTTCATCCGTTTTGACGAACAGGATATCTTGAACCTTCGTGAGCTGGGTTTAAACGACCTGTCGAAACGTGGGATTCGTCAACACTTAAACGAGAATGCTCTCGTGTTGAACAACCGCATTGAGACTCGTATTGAGCTCTTGCGTTGGCAGGCGATTTTCAATGGAAACTACGTCTACGACGGTCGCACCATCAACTTTGGTGTCCCCTCGCAGAATCAGGTTTCTCCGGCGAACTCGTGGGGAATGGTCACAGGCGGTAACTACGTTGCCAACCCTGCGGCGACCCCTGTTCAGGATTTGCGATTTTGGACACTCGGTGGGTATAGCCCTTTCCGAAAATACAAGATCACAAAAATTATCATGAACCCGAACACCGCGCGAATCGTTTTGGATAACCCCAATGTTCAGTCATTGATCCAGTACCGTTTTGCTGCTGAAACCTACAAAATGCACGACATCAATGCCGTCATGGGTTTCTTGGTTCCCGGTTGTCCCCAAATCGAAGTTTATGGCGGTTGGTATCAGTCAGAGACGCAAAATGCGACCACTGGCGAGATCACTGTCGGCGACGCGATCTATTTCATCCCCGATGGAAAGATCTTCTTTGAGGCGAAACTTCCGGATAACAACAAAATTGGAGACATGGTCATGACTCTGAGCCTTTCAAACGGTTCAGTGGACAACCCCGCTCCCGGTAAGTTCGTCTTGGTTGACGAGCACATCGAAGACCGCAAGGGCAATCCCTATATCGATTTGATCGGTGGGTTCTACGGAGCTCCTCGCCTGAAGCGATATCAGGACGTGTTGACAGCGTCTGTCTAATTGATAGAGTCGCGGGGTGGGTCTCTCACCCCGTAACTCTTTTAAAAAGGATGCTGAACATGGCTCTAGTTAAAGTCAAATTTTTGAAAAACGTCACGACTCCAAACGGAACCTACAAGACGGGTGAAGTGATTGAGGTCGATGCTGATTTTGCAAAAATGATCACGACTCCGGTTAAATACTCGGACCGTGATGAAATGTTTGTGAAGGCGATTTTGATTGAGCCCCAAAGTTCGGCGGCTCCTCACGAAACAGCTCCCGGAATGGTGGCGATCCCGGTTGCCAACCTGACCGTTTCAGACATGAATGACTTAGGGATCAAGAACATCGTGAAAACTCCCGAAGACCCTGAGCATCAAAAATACTTGGAAGCTTCCGGAGCTCTCCCGACCGAGCAGAACTTAAAGACCAGGCAAAACCGACTGGAGAAACGCCAACAAGCGGCGAAGTCTTCAGAGTAAGGACTTTGAATGTTGGACCAAAAGTGTTTGATGTACACAACCTTTGACTCAGTCAAAGTTAAACTGGTCAACAAGGTCCAATTTCAGGCCGATCCCACACAACCCGTAGATGGCGAACTACCTGATGTTTTATTGACACAACTGGTTCGAGACGCCGAGACCGATGTCGAGCTCGACCTTCGGTCAAGGTACGCGATTCCTTTCAGGTCTATTTCGACCGGAACTTTTACCAACCTTCCCGATCACACTCAAAGAGCGATCAGGAAAGTGGTGGATCTTCGTGCTGAGTTTCTCATCATCGGCACTGACTTCGGCCGTGGTTCTCACATCAATGCTGAGGGCTACACCAAAACCGTGACCGAAAGATACGACCTGGAAATAGACCGACTTTTAGGTCGGGACAAAGAGGGTGAGAACTCTAAACACGACCGTTTCAGGTTTTCTCCCCCACTGGAAGATCTCATGTTGGCCCAAACAAACTCTTCGGCCGATGACGGTTACAAAGGCATGATCATCAATACCGACGGGGCCTGCCAAAACCCCGCTACCTACGCGGCACAGCAAATTAATGATCCTTCGAGGTCTTACCTCTCCAATCCGTTTCCGACGGGTAGGAACAACGGATGTTGAAGGTAAACTTGGACGGGCTCAAGGATCTCGTAAAGAGGTTTGACGATCCCGCTCTCAAGGCCGAGCTCAACAAGATCCCTTCGATGAAAGGGGTCGCGGCCATTATCTCTCAGGCCATCGCTGACAATTTTGAACAGGAGGGACCGGGATGGGCTCCTTTAAAGGTCGCCACACTTCGGGCTTCAGTAAAAAAATCAGTCATCAACAAAATGAAAAAGCGCTTCTTACGGGGAAAAAAGGAGAGCCAACTCAATACTTCGGAAAGGTCCTCCCTCAAAAGAAAGGTCGACTCGCAGCTCATCGCGCACGAAAAAAACGCCCGGACCTCTTCGAACATGAAGAAGTCGGGGAAGAATCAGATTCAAGCCAACCGGAAGATTCTTCAGAAGACGGGTCTCCTTAAAAAGACCGCCACCATCCCTGGCTTCACTGGATCCAGTGCTCCGACCAAAGGCGGGAAATCTGTCTCTGGGTCAAATTTGTACAGCATTCAAGGAACGAACCTAGTTTGGGGAACAAATCTCGTCTACGCTGGTGTCCATAACAACGGAGATCCTTCTCGAGGAATTCCCAAGCGTGAGTTCATGGTGATCAGAGACGCGTGGAAGGTCCAGCTCAATAATTACATCGCCGAGAAGGCCCTTC